ATAAATCGAATCTAGCCATTGCTTCCTCCTACTTGTGAATCACTAGATAAGGCACGCCATCTCTGCGGGCTTGCCTAGTTGCTACTTTGATTTTCTGTCCATCTTTCAGAACAAAACCTGTCTTTGCATATTGCATTGTGTCAAGAACCATGGATTTCAGCAAGTTGACTTGCGACTGAGATTCCTCAAGCATCGCCTGAGCGTTTTTGAGCTGTAGTCCCAAAGTCCCCAGCTCTACATCCGTGTCGTCAATCTGCGGGTGCTGTTGACGAACTGTCTGGTAGGTGCTCTCTGACCCATCCCATTCTGGGCGTGTGCCATCCGTGAGGCTCTTGTGGAACATCGTGGCGTAGTCAGCTTGGGTGAGCTGAACAAACTCGTCAGCTTCGACCTCATACTCAAACCAGTCCATGCCAGCGACAGCCACGACAATAGCCTTGCTCACGCCCATCACATGCATGTAGTGCTGCACCTGACAGGCATAGTGTGCGGGTAGGGCATCCCAGTTGTAGCGAGCTGTCTTGACCTCTATGACAATCCATTCGCCTGTTTCTTTGTTACGAGCCATTGCATCAGGGTTTGCGTGCATGAATTCAAACTCTTTAGACACGAATGATCCTGCACGGTAAATCTCTAGCTCAGGGTGCTGTTGACCGAATAGCTTGAGGATGGGCTCCTCGAAGGCTTTGCCCAACCGAATTGCCCAGTTCTCCTGAAAGCTGTTGGGGATAAGTTCTAGCTTCTTAGCCCATAGCGTGTAGGCACTCTCCCATGGGTTTAGCCCCATGATTGTGCCTATCTCTGACCCACCGATTGAATGCTTACGGGCCTCATGCCACTCAGGGCTATCTGATTCAAAGTTTCCTAGGTGTGTAGCCTGTGGAAAATTCTCGGGTGTTACATATTCCAATTTGTCCTCCTATGACTTAGTGACTAACATACACATAGGTGGTGACATTTTGAAAGAATCTCAGAAGAAATACATGAAGCTCCAGTGGGCAATCAAGAAGAATGGCGGGGTTGTCTGTGAGCAGGTGCCTCACATTTTCTTTCCCGAAGATTCCTATAACACCGATAACGGCTACTTTGCCGAAAAGAAGCTTGCTCTAAAGATTTGTTCCCAGTGCCCTGTTCAACAGCTTTGTGCTGACTATGCGATGACGGCTCGTGAGCCCTATGGCATCTGGGGTGGGACTACTCCGACTGATAGATAAGCGAAACCCCCTAGGTCTGATTGAACAACCAAGATCAAAGACCTAAGGGGCTTCTGCTAACTAACTAGAAGGAGAGCAACACTCTCGAGATAAGTATACGACTAACCGAATGTTTGTCAAATAAGAAACCCCCGCCATTTAGACGGGGGCTACTCGGCTTAGCTAGGAGGCTTACGGACAAGCGAACAAGGATGTCGAATAACAGCCGAGCAAGACTAGCTTAGTCCTTTTTGAAAGCAACTGAGGTCAGGATTGAAAGAAATCCGGCACCCAGTGAAACCGAAGCCAAGCTTACCCAATCAATCGTAAACAGGCCCATAGATCCTGTTCCTAGGAAAGCTATTGCCGACTGAGCTACGGTCTTTACAGCTCGCTCTCCTGCATAATCTCTCCAAAATGCAACGCTAAATATCTTCATTGTCCCGCTTCCTTATCTTTACATCTTCGTATGTAGCAAATGCAGTATAAGCGGTGAGGATTATAGAAATCAAGGCAACTCCGCCGATTATCAGTTCCCTGCTAACCGAACTGTCAGAGGCGTAGGTAGCTGCACCAAAAAGAATCATCAGGGCAGATAGAGCAAAGCTCATGTAAATAAGCCTACGGCGATGCTTCCAACTAGGCATCTAGTCGCTCGTCAATAAACTTCTCAGGGTCAAAGACGGTGCCGAAGAATACTGAATTGACCCTAGGGCCAATGGTGAGGTGTAAGTGAGCTCCCTTGCTCGCTGATCCCGTGTTACCTACTTTGCCGACTGTCTGGCTCTGAGTGATGATTGTTCCAGGCTTTAGTTTTGGCTCTTCTTGCAGGTGGCAGTAGCCAATGTAAACAACTTTGTCATTGACCGAATCCCAAGCAGTCTGCACCAACACCCAACCAAGAATGCTTGACCACTTGACAACCTGCACCGTTCCACCGCTAACAGCAGGGATGCGTGTGCCTTCTTTTGGTGCGTAATCCAATCCACGGTGCGGTATAACACGGCCCTTGATTGCACCGAATCTGGAAGTAATTGTTTTTTTAGAAAATGGGTGTCTCATCGTAGTAATGCCCAGAGAGCTGCAATGAAGCCCGTGATGCCTGATCCTAAAGCAGTAAAGACCAGCTTCTCAATCCACTCCATGCGAGCGAGTTTCTGCTCTACTCGATTCATGCGGGCAGGTAAGTCTTTGAGGTTTTTGATATCGGCAACCAGCTCAATCTGCACCGATTGAACCTCGATGAGCTTTTCGTAGATGTCTCGTTGCGTTATGCGAACGCCGTTTGTTTCCTCAGCCATGACTAGCCTAGAAGTGCGAGTATCTCGGCCTCTGATAGACCTAGTGCTTCGAGCTTTGCCTTTGCACTTTCTTTGTTTGCCTGTTTCTGAGCCTCGGCAGCTTCCCTCTCAGCCTGTTCGATAGCGGCTTGTGCGGCTTGTGCCTCACGCTCTGCTATCTCCTCGTCTGTGAGAAATATAATTTGAACTTTGTCTGGATGACCTTCAGGTAGAGAACAATCAACCACTAATCTTGAGGGCCTGTCTGCCATGTTTATCTCAATCTTTCAGGAGCGTAGAGCTTTAGGATTTCTATTGCATATTCTACCTTATCTGGAATCCTCTGTCCTGATGGCTGAGACTTAGACCATAACTCAAGGTTTTCTAGCCTATTGTCAAACCTATCGCCATTTATGTGATGGACATTCTCATGTTCATAAAGGGGTCTGCCTAAGTGCTGGCTCATCACAAAGCGATGCTCCATGATTTGACCATCACTGCGAGCGTTTGGATGCCCACGCTTTTTTATTAGTCTGTATTTAGCAGGTGATTTATCACCAGTTATCTTTTTGACTAAGGGATCTCCATAAAGAGAAAACCTGCGATAGTGCATTTGACAATAATTTTTAGCCATGTGCTTTTTAGGGCAGTCCGAGCCATTCTCAATAGCTATGCAAACTTTCGTGCTTCTATGATGAGGCTTGACAATGCTCGGATCGCCATATCTTCTTGCTCTTTGACCATGTTTGCCACAGTATTCAAGGGTCGTTTTTAGGTTATTGCAGCCATCGTAATTGCAATAATCATTATCTGGTCTTTTATGAAATCTTCTTATTCTTGCCACTCATAAAGTGTAGCAGTATTTTATCAGGAGACTGTCACGCCCCCAGAGGATCCTTTAAGTATGCCGTAGAGGGTTGCGGAGCTGTATTGCTTTAGATTTGTTCCTGTTTCTGGTTGCACGCTTAAGCTAGTAACAGCAGAATTGCTTGCATATAGTCCAGCAGTTATTGACTGATGAGCACTTGTGGCATTGTTTTCCTGCACGCCATCAGCGAACCATGATTTATTAGTTGTTGTGCTTGCATAATTAGCAATATAAAATATTATGTTTGAAAATGAATTTGCCGTAGATGTATCCGCACTATCTAATGGGTCGGGGTTGGCTGTAGAAGTAACTGTGCTTCCTGACCCATAAAGCCTTCGACCAGTAGATGTTGACCCATTAAGTTTTAGAATCAAAGCATCGTTTGAAGCGGCCCTATCACTTCGGTCAGATACCAAGAGGACTAAATCGGTATAAGTTTGTGGGATGCTACTAAATGTAATTGTGTTAGACGATGTTAACTCAACATGACCAATAACTGTCCAAGCACTCATGTCTAGCTCACTATTCCGTAAAGGGCAAAAGTTGTTCCAATTTGAAAGGCATTTGCATTTATGTCAAGAGTTGCGATATAGATACTTGTTACAGCGTTTGTGCTTGCCCAGCGTGATGCATGCGCCCTTAGAAGCTCGGCGGAAGTTCCACCCCTTGAAAGAACTGTTTTATGTTTATCTGTTGCAGAATAATCCATAAAGTGAGCAATGGTTGTAGATTGACCAGTTCCCATTCTTGTTAGAAGACCAAGGGTGAGAGTGCCAGTGCCACTTTCCGTAGCTGAACCATTACCTTGCATATAGACATAAGAGTAATTGCTGCCTGAATCAGAGTTCAGTCTGTAGCCAATACTTCTAGCGGCATCGGTTGTTCCAGCTATAACCAACACTAGGTCTCGGTAGGTAGCAGGGATAGAAGAAAAAGTAATGCTAGTTGCTGTGCTGCTAAGTGTCGTATTAGCCAAAGCAATATAAGTAGCAGTAGGCATTAGCTAGACCTCATTCCATACAGGGAGATACGGCTGTATTGTGCCCAAGTTCCAACCCCATCTTCGGGCTGTAGCTTTATAGAAGTAATTGCAGCAGTATCATTCCAAAATCCGCTAGTTAGAAAAACATAGTCGTAAGAAGTTGAACCACCCAAAGCCCTGAATGTGGTGTTTTTCGTTGTCTCAAATGGGTCAAGGATGTCGAGGATGATTGCCGAAAATGCGTTTGCAGTTCCACTTCCGCCGATGATTCTTCCTGGTCTGGCGAATGTGCCACTTGTTGCAGCGGTTGACGCCACTGTCGAGCCGTTGCCCCTTAGTTCGTGAGAAGCGTAGCCCGTAGCAGAGCCATTGAACTGAAGTTCTGTTCTGACTGAGGAGTTTGCGTTGCCGTCTCTAACCACCATGCGAATTTGTAAGTGCTGATAGGTAGAGCCATAAGATGAATTCAGGTTAGAAAAAGTAACAGAAGTTTGACCGCCAGAACCAATTGTCTGAGTTTCTAATAGCTCAAACGCCCCCGCAGCACCGCCACCGCCTCCTGCTCCCGCAACAGCAAGAACTCCTATTGGAATAGGCATTATGCAGTTATCTTTCCAACTACTCGGTAGGTGTTAGCTGCAACCTTTTGAACAGTTGCGGCATTGTAGGTCTGGTCAATCTTGAAGGTGACGGCTGTTCCCGCTGTTCCTGCACCAGCCCAGTCGGTCACGCCTGTTCCTGCGGCGATGGTTACAGTTCCGCCAGCGTTACGCCAAACTGTGATTGTGTCCCAGGTCTGTAGAACATCTGGGATTGTGACTGTTACAGCAGCAGTTCCGTTGACCCAGATAGTTCCATTTTCCAGAGCTGAAGTTGCAGTCATAGAAGCTGTTACTGCTGTTCCACCGAATGCAATAGAAGAACCAGCAACAGACGTTACTGAGGCTGGGTAAACCTGCTGCCAGGCAGATCCGTCATAAACAGTTACGGTGTTGGAATCAGTCTGGTAGCTAACCATACCCTCTGCAACAGCAGTTCCTAGGGCCGAACCTCTGGCAGCAGTGCCACCAAAGACCATGACGGACTGCTCCATCAAGTAGCCGTTGACATTAGCGGCGGTTAGAACCTCACCCGCTGAGAATACTTTATAGCCGAGACCTGCCATGATTTCCTTACCAGCTCAAACTGTATAGGTCTAGCTTACCAAACTCTGCATCATCTAGGACTAGATAGGCAGCGTCCAGTGACTGGAAGCCAAACTCTACAAAGTGGTTTTGTGGGTTTACCGTGTGATTTATTGAGATTACCTGCACGAAACGCTGGATTGCGTCTCCTATGCCATTAGGGGTGAAAACTATCTTTGCTACCGAACCAAGCTCCAAGCCCAACACATCTTCCTGCTCAGCGGGGTCAAGCTTGTGAATAGCGACCTCTAGTGAGCTAAATCTGTATTCAGGCTGTGAGTATTGCTGGGCAAGCACTAAGGCGAGTTCTGCTAGGGCTAGGTCGGTGTTTAGCAGCAAGCCAGACTGACTTAGGGTTCTGAGACCGTAATCTGTGACACTCTGAGTATCGGTGGCTGTAGCCGTTCCACCGCCTACTCGGTCTAGGACTACCTCGTTGTAAAGGTTGTCAGATCCATAACTCACATCTACCGACTGGAACGAAATGCCTGTTCCACCGAATTGCACCAGACCAGTAGAAGTAGGGGCTGTAGTTCTGTCTAGGAAGGTTAGGCGGCCAATCTTGTCTACGAATACCAAGCCTGGCTCAGACAAAGCTATAGTTTGCAGATAATTCATAGCATTTGTGTTGGCATCAATTACGGCATTACTAAAAGTTGCTACACCTGTCTCAATGTTTCTTTCCTGTGGCGACCAGTTGATTTGGTCAAGGATGTTTTCTACACGGGCACCACTGAGCTGAGCTGTTGGCGTGCCAAGAGCCAAGGTCTGACCAGAGATAATGCTTGTAGCGTCATAGGCGATAGCTTCTGCAACCGAATCTCCGTTGGGCAAATAGCTGAATCCCCAGTCATCTATCCAACCGACATATTGGACTACATCGTCTGTTGATACACGGATTTCACGCCTAGGCACGATGTTGCCGGCGAATGGCGACTGAGCGTATAGCGGATCGAAAGCCCTGTCGTGGTTATTGAACTCGACATTTAGCTGACCCGCTG